CAATGGCAGTCGATGGGTAAAAGTAGAAGATGGCGTTAGAGTAGAACCGATGACTAGCGACAATGCAAAATCACAACTAGGTACGTTTGTAAATAACACAAACACCAATACTATTAACAATAAAGAAGTTGAAGAAAGACAAGCACTGTCGAAAGTGCTTAAACCTAAGGCAGATAATTAATGCAACATTTTTATGATGGACAAATAAGACGATTTGTAACACAGTTTGTTCGTGTAATGAGCAACTTCAGTTACAAAGACAGTGCCGGAACATTGCGTAAGATTCCTACTACGTACGGTAATCTAACACGCCAAGTTGCACACATTATAAGAGATAACAGTGAAAACAAAGTTGTTAGTGCTCCACGCATAAGTGCTTACATTACAGGACTAGAGTATGCACGTGATCGTGTACAAAATCCAACACACGTTAGTAAAATACACTTACGTGAAAGAGATTATGACGAAGCAACAGGTGAATATTTACAAACACAAGGACCAGGTTATACAGTAGAACGTGTGATGCCCGTGCCATTTAACTTGCAAATGAAGTGCGATGTTTGGAGTACAAACACAGATCAAAAATTACAGATCATGGAGCAAATGCTAGTGCTGTTTAATCCTAGTTTAGAAATTCAAAGCACAGCAAATTATGTTGACTGGACTAGTTTAAGTTTAATAGAATTACAGAGTGTAAACTATTCAACACGTAGTATTCCTCAGGGCGTTGATACAGAAATTGATATAGGTGAATTAACATTTACAATGCCTATATGGATTACACCTCCTGCTAAAGTAAAACAACTAGGTGTTATTGAAAAAATTATTATGAGTGTTTTCGACGAAAGCGGAAGTATTAATGACGGTATTATAGATAGTGCAAGTCCTATTGCTAATGTAACTGTAAGTCCTGGAAATTTTGGATTGTTAGTTTTAAATAATACAGCAAGATTACTTTCTCCAGGAGAAGGAATTTCTGAACCAACAGCAGGAAATTTTGATCGAACTGGCGAAACTGTAAGTTGGTATAAATTACTAGATCAATATCCGGGTAAATTTAAAGCAGGATTATCAACTATACGTTTAGCAAAATCTGATGGTAGTGAAATTGTTGCAACAGCAAGTGTAAATCCTACAGATGATACTGAAATGGTACTGAGTTTTGACAGTGATACTGTTCCAGAAAACACTATCTTGACTGACAGCATTAACAGTAGAGGCACTGTCGATGCAATTATCGATCCATTAACATTCAATCCTAATGTTGGGCCATCAAATGCAGGAACAAGATATTTGATTCTCAACGATATTCATCAACATATTAAAAATGATAGCAGTGATGCTAATATGAATGCTTGGCAAAACGCTGACGGCACTATTTTACAAGCAAGTGCTAATGATATCATAACATGGAACGGTTCTAATTGGGAAATTACATTTGACGCAGGATCAAATGATGAACGTGCCGATTCTAGTAAGGCACAAGACCCTGTCTACATAACTAATACATATACAGGCGTACAGTACAAATACACAAATGATGCTGGCGCATGGTTAAAAAGTTATGAAGGTGAATACGGCAGGGATAAATGGCGACTAGTACTTTAAAAGACAAAAACATTGTTTGTAGTGGTGCATTGTTTTATGCACGTAATACCAAACGATTTCTTTTCCTAGAGCGTACTAAGACCAAAACAGCAGGCCAATGGGGACTGGTTGGCGGTATGGCTGAAGGCGATGAAACTCCATGGAAAGCATTAGAGCGTGAGATTAGTGAAGAAGTCGGTAAAACACCACTTATTAAGAAAATAATTCCATTAGAAATGTTTACTTCAAACGATAGCAAATTTTTCTTCCACACATATCTTGCTATTGTAGAAAATGAATTTATTCCTACACTAAATGATGAACACAGTGGTTATGCTTGGACTAACGTAAACTGTTGGCCTAAACCATTGCATGTAGGCTTACGTAATACACTTCAAAACAGAGCAATTAAAGACAAATTACAGACAGTATTGGACTTATTAGTATGAGTTGGTTTGCAGATTTATTCGGTGAAAAATTTGAAAACAAATTATCAAAACTAAAAGCAGATGTATTGTGTGAAGAAAAAGAACACAAAGCAAGAGTAGAAACTTGTTTATCTTGTGAGCATTATGGTAAGGAAATGCAAGTCTGTAAACAATGCTGGTGTATTGTACCTTTAAAAACTAAAGTAAAAAGTTTTCACTGTCCTATTAATAAATGGTGATTGTAAACATTTTCGCCATCAATAACACTACTGATAAACTGTTTATTTTCAAAATCAATTAAAACTTTTTGTGCGCCTGTAGTAAACATGTCTTGCAAATCTAAGTCAATACCTGTAAATGTTTTTCTAGTAGTGTAATGATTAGTGTCAATTTCAAATACTAATTTGTTATTGTCATTGTCTATAAAAACACTAGGAATTTCATTATTTCCTTCTAAACTACTAGTAGGAAATACTTTTTTAATGTCTCTTGTTTTTCCCCATTCTAATATAGACTTGGATAAAACTATAAAATAAAAACAATCAGGAAATTTAGTTGTTAAATCGGGTATAGTTTCTGGATGTAACATGTTGAGATTTTTATATACAAAATTCTCTTGAGCATTTTTCCAACAAATTACAGTATGCCATTCAACCTTGTGGTTAAAAAAACTATCAACTTGTTTACGCCATTCTATTAAATCGTCGGGATTCCAACTCCCAACCCAATCACTAATCATTGTACCAATCTCTCAAATATAATGCATGGTTTGGAAATGCTTGTAACTGTGCATTTGTTTTTGTTTTGTATAAGTTGTATGATAAATCACCGTACTTTTTTACAGCATCTGTGATTTCTAAATTAGTATTGTCATAAAATCCCATTAAAAACAAAAGTTCAAACCATTGTCCGACATGAAACATATCAAAATGTCCTTTCATATGTAATGCTGGAGGGGGTGCCGGCATAAACATTCTATATAATTTTTCTACGCTAGGTGGTTGTTTAATCTTATGCACATCTTTCCAAAATTCGGTGTCACTTCTATGACACAAATTATAATGTATAAAAATAAAATTATGTATTTCGTCTATCATAGTTTCAAATTCTCTACTGAGATATTCTCTACTATCGCTATTATAAGTGCCGTTCTTTTGTAGAATAACCCTTGTTAAGTTTTGTACTGCTTTTGTTGTGAATGTTATACCTGTTGCTTCTAAAGGTTCAACAAATCCTCCACTTAATCCGACAGCATAAACATTTTTTACAGCAATATTTTTGTGTTTACCTATTTTCATATGTAAATGATTTGCTTCATTTTCATATTCACCTATAGCATCTCTTAGTTGCTGTTCTGCTTGTTCTGGTGTGCAGTGCTTGCTTGAATAAACATAACCATTACCTATCCTACTCCATGTAGGAATTTGCCAACGCCAACCACTATCCATTGCTATTGCTTTTGTGTAAGGATGCATTGCTTCTCGTCTATTTGCATCATAGTCTTTTGGTATTGCTACTGCTCTATCGCATATAAGTGTATCACTAAAACTTATAAAAGGCTCTTGTAGTGTTTCTTCTAACAGCATACTCTTAAATCCTGTGCAATCTATGTATAAGTCTGCTGTAAGCGTACCGTTGTTTTTTGTTTCTAGACCTGTTACACCTGTTGAATCTGAATTTACTTTTACAACTTCGTCATCATAATAATCTAGTTTATGTTTACATGCCGCTTTGAGTGTTTCTGTAATTTTGTCTGCTCTAAAATGCACAGCGTCCCAACTTTGCCCATTAAGTCCGTATGTAAAATCTAATCTAGGATCATCAAGTTTAGGAGATTTGTTGTTACGTGCAAGTTGATAACTCGGAATCCAATCAACAAATTCTTGTTTTGTTTTCTTTGTACCCAGTATATAATCGTGCATCATAACACCATTACCTAACACCGCAGTATCACTAGTGTCATTGTCTACAAATACAGGAACATCTGCCCAACCTTCTAATTCGACTCCGAGTTTATAAGTGCTATCACACCCCCTCATCCAGTCCTCAGGTTTTAATCCACATTCATAGAGAAAAGCAGTAGTAAAAGGTTGTGTACCTTCTCCAACACCAATTGTTCCTATACTAGTGCTTTCAATAAGTGTAATTTTTACTTGTGGTGGTAAGTTGTATGTTAGATGACTTGCAGTAAGCCAACCACTTGTACCACCTCCTAGTATACAAATACTATTGATTACTTTATCCATCTTGTTTTTCTAATACAAATATACCAATACCGTTCCAATAGTCATCAGGGTCTTCACCTTTGGTGTTTATAATATGCTGATGTCTAATTTTTAAGTTTTTTTGTGCAATACCTTCAAGTGTTGCTTGTTCTACTTGTCCCCAATTCCAGTCATCAACTATGTAAACAAAAATAGGATCAAACATATCATAATAATAATCTAACACTTTAACATGCGAACTATAACTATGGTCTCCGTCATAAAACATCATGTTAATCTTAAAGTTTAAGTCTTCTTCAACAACTGTAAACGCATCTTTGTCTACTATTTTAGCAAGTATATTACCTTGATTAGCAATATTTTTTTCTAATATATCTTTTGGGTTTCCTTGTTCTGCTGTCCAACCAGGAATATCACGCATTGGTTCAATTTCAGGATTTGAAAAATTATCAATTGCAATAGCCGCACTTTGATAGTTTCCATCAATTGCACTTGCAAAAATTGCACCATGAAAACTGCCTATTTCAACATATCGTGCATCACTTGCACTTAGCATATTGTTCATAAAGTGTTTAATCTTATTGCTTGTTAAGCCAGGAATTTTCAGTGTAGCAGGACTAATTTTACTTTCACTACGTTCTGCTTTATCTAAACTGGTCTTAATATGTTCAATTAGTCTATGTCTTGATTTTCCTACAACAACTTTTTCACAGTAGTTACAGTCCCAACAATCAAACTTACAAGTTTTAATCTTTTTGCGCCAGTTATTAATAGGAGTACCTTCAAGTTTCATATCATC